TTACAAAAGTGCTTTTAAAACACATGTTTTTTTGGTTGAACGGTCAACAGTATAAATAGTTTTAACTTTTTCGCCCTTTTCGACTTTTATCCTCTTGATATTTAAAGCTGTTTTCGGATATGCTATTCCTTGATCATCACTATCAAACCCTATCATTAAAATTAACTTATTTGTACGTAGTCCACGCTCAAAGTTAACTTTTTGATATATTCCGTTCCCAATTAATCTACATTCACCTTCAAATAGCTCCTGAATTGATTGCATCGCTTCTATTTTTAAAAAAGTTGATTTATCTTTCTTTATATACAACTTGTCAAATTTTAAAGAGTGCTTCTTCAAGTTCTGCCACAGATCAGTTACTTTTCCTTCTTGGTATAACCCAAACAAGTGAGGAATGTTTCTACCTTGGAGTCGTAACATCAAATTATTTTTGTCTGTTTTCACAATGATGTCTTTATCTATTAGTTTCTCTTGGATGTAGTCGACCGCAGCATATATGGCTGATTCATATTTTAAAAATTTTCTATATTCTATAACACTCAATCGTTCTAGTTTTACATATCCATTAGGTACTCTGTTCATAATTCCTCACAAAAAAATAGAACCACCAATTTAATTAGCGGTTCTATGGTGAAATTTCTTACGATGTCCGCTCATCCATGTGACGTAAAGCCACCTACAGTTGCATAGATTTATTAAGCTGCTAGCTCAGCTATTCAGCCTGCGGAAGGCTGTGATAAGTTGCGGATTATAGTGTCCACCAACACTTTCAGAAAGGAGGCAAGACGAGAACGAGACAGAGCTTATTCCGTAATTCCTCAAGTTCATTATAACAGAAAAATTACTTTTTTCAACAGAGAAACTTTGAAAAAGTCTATTTTTTTGTACTTTTCCACGCTTTTTTTGGACTTTTATACTAATAAATGGAACTTTTGTTCATGTTTATTACAAACAAAAAACACCCGCCGAAGCGGGGTTTAATTCCTACAGTTTGTTCGCATTCAATCGACGTTGTAATTCTCTAACAGAATCAGAAACTGGGCTAATTGTTCCATCTTGTGTGGTTCCAAGATGTTTCTGTAAAGCTTTGATAGTCCCTTGGCCAAACAGTCCGTCTTGGCCAATACCTAAGAATCTTTGCAATGCTTTGACCACGTTTGAACCAGTCAGTGATGAATCAAACTGAGCAGCATAAATATTTTGATTAAAGGATTGTTTGTACTGGTGGCTAATTACTCCATCTTTACCAGCAGTATCAAAGTATTCTTGCAATCGTTTAGCAGTTGCATTGCCGAACTGCCCATCAACATTTAATGTAACCATTTGAGGCTTGTTGTCAGTATTTCCTGAACCTGAACCAATAATTCGATAAAAGTGATGTGGTAAGCGAGTACTCATATAAGCATCATTCGTATCTACCGCAATTCCGTTGTGAGTATAAGAGCAGTGAATGAATGAACCGTTACTTAAGAAAATACCCGTGTGTCCGTCAGATCCCGCTGAACCACCTGGAGTACCTGAGATAAAAATATCACCACGTTGGACTTCTCCTCGACTGATTTCTTTCAGCTTTGTTCCTGACATCCCAAACAAGGTTTCAGTATTACCCATTGAACCAGCTGACAAAAAGCCACCAGCAATCATTGCAAAGAATACTGACGAGCTACAGTCATAACTTTTTGGACCCATTCGTGAAGTCATTGAGTAGGTAACTTTACCCTTTCTTGCTTGCATCCAAGCAATCATATTTTCAACACTTGACATTATTCGCCTCCTTCTGTGAATTCATGGTCAGAATCAGATGCTTTAACCACTTGAACAGCATCACCATTTTTCAAACTTTTTGTAAGTTCAGTTCCTTTTTTAGCTGCATGAGTGAAGTCATTATTCTTCCACCAAGCCCAGAGCGCAAAAACTGTTGTAATTACAGTGCTAACAGTATTATCGTCAAGTGGCAATGGATTAATGTTTAACGCTGTTAAAATTTGGTTAATGATAGCTAACCAGAGTAAGATCGTTCTTGTAAGTGTTCCTTTATCAATTGTTTTCATGTTCTTTCTCCTTAAAATTGAATTTTGAAATAAGCTAAGATAAACCCACCTACGAAACCACCAATCGCAAATATTGCTCGCCAAATATTTTTACGAGTCGTCATTTTAGCCTCATATTCCTTATTTTCTTTGCTCTCATTAATTCCCATAACAGCTTGGAAAATTTCATTATTTTGCTTAAGTTGTTCTCTATTTTGCTCTCGCAAAAATCGATTTGATTCATCAACTCTTGCTAATCCTTCATTGATTGTGTTTTGCATTACAACTGACATATCATTAAGTCGAGCAAGTTCTTTACTATGCTGTTGTATTTCTTTGCTGTGTTGTTGAATCTGACTTTCGTGCTGTTCTACAATTTTTTCTAACTCCATAACCCCTGCTTTCTAATTCAATGGTAATGTTACAGAGAAACTAACATAATTAGATCTTAATCCAGATGTTCCCGCTACATATAGTCCATCTTTATTAATCCCAACACGCCAAGCATATACAGAATTACCTGTAAATGCTGTTCCTACATACATTAGAGTTCCGAATAAAGATACAGGAAGTGTCGTTAATAACTTTGAACCGTTGGCATCAATGGTTGTTTGCACGTTTGAGGCCACAATGGTAATATACCCATTTTTTATACGAAATCTTAGATAAGCACCATTTGGAACTAAAACTCCCGTTCCAGGCGTCAAATCAGTCCAAGGAACATCATCTAAATCTGTGGCTACCTTTTGCCAAGCAAGATCAAAACCAAGGGTAATATTCCCGATTCGATAGTAGATTGAACGAGTCACATAATCATAAATAGTCTGAAAAATTCCGCTTGACCCTAACATAGTTCGTACAGATAATCTAAAAGCACCAGTCACACCATCTGGTGCTCCACTAACTATAGTTGGCGTTTTCTTTGAAAATTCACCTTCTGTTTTATAATCATCCAGATTTGCTTCCTCTGGGATATCTTTCTGAACAATAACGCCATTTATTGCATCAATCTGGTTTTGGAGATTTGCCGCTTGCTTATCATCCAATTGATTTTTTAAATTCTGAAACCATGCTTGAAATTCCAGGTCTTTTTGTTCAAATATCTGCTTGTATTGATCGACAATTCCATCCACATTGATATTATCAAACGGAGTAGACCACCCACATACCGTAGGATCACTACGCATATCTGTAATATCTGCATCAGTAATTTGAGTAGCATTTGTTTTTACAGAAATTGTTGCCAATTGTAATTCGTATGTTGTATCATTTCGCGCGACAGTTGTATCTCCTGGTTTGTAGAACAATTGAGTTGCTCTTGCATTTCTATCCATTCTTAAAACAACAGAGTCCATGCGTTCTTGAATTGAGGAGGCCACGTTTACTTGTATTCCAATAGCTTCATCATTAAGGTAAGATCCTCCATCAATAACTGCAGAACCACTTCCTACTTGAATATTCATTCCATTCTGAGCAGAACGGACTCGTAATCCATCTTTAAAAGACATTACAACTCCTGTTTTCAAGAATGCTGCAAAAAATCGCATGAAATCATCTGCATCATAAAGCCGATCCCCATTTACATCGTTCCAGGGAAAACTATATTGTGTCATTTGCTTAATCTCCTTTTTATTATGTCGAATACAGTTGGGCTCTCTTTATCCCAGAGCGGGGATGTGTGATGACCCGTACTATCCCAAGTTTCGTCTATCCCTGCTAACACTGAAGTTTTTGTCAAATTAAATAATTTGCTTGTAAACCGTACTCTGTCACCTAGCTCGTAATCTTTGCCGTATACAAATAAATCACTTTCTAAATCGATATCCCCATTTAGTGTGAGCGCTTCTTCTTGTTCTGCAAGTTTTGCAATTCCACGACTTGTTAAAGCTGCTTTATATTGTGAATCCGTCAACGTGATATCTTTTCCACTTCCATCCTGTGTTTGCTTTTGAATATCTCGTGCATCAACATAAATTTCTTCACGTTCTAAGCCTGCCAGGTTATCATTTAGTTTCACATTTAGTCGTGCAGAACCATCTCCCTCACCAAAAACCCAAGCCATAGTCGCTTCATCAAAGTTTGATGATTCATAGCTCTCTGATAGTAAATTATCAAAATCAACGTTGAATTCTACAACATCTGATAAATCTTTTCCTTTTACTATTTCTAGTTTGTTATGAGGATTTTGTAAATTTGTGGCTGTCTCTCTAATACCAATATCATAAGTTGAACAAAGAGCATCTACTTCGTCGCAAACAACACCGTAAGAATTTTGATAATCAACAGTTGACGTTGACAACGTACCAGGAGAAGTAATAGACAAATATTGGATTTTTCTTCTGGCCTGACTTGGATTGACCACCTCATTATTAAGATGATCATAAATGATTTGCTCTGGTCTTTTGGTTTGATGATAAATTCTATAAACGATTCTCTTTAGTGATTTTGCTCGTAAGGATTTACCAGAGATGACCACTTCTCCCTTTGTTGAATCATCACATATTACCCTGTCAATATAAAAATAAACATCATTAATATTTAGAATATTATCTGAAATAAAAAGCGAGAAAAGAATATCTTTTCTCCGCTGTATTTCCTCGCTATTATTGAAAATTATTTTTTGAACATCTTCGAGTAATATTTTTAATGAAAACTGGGAATAAGTATAGTATCTCCAGTTAACTGTTAATGACTCAAAAACATCTAAGATTCCAGCTGATTCAAAATTAAATCCGCTAGTTCCCACTCGTTTGAAAACTTCAATATCCATAAACTATACTCCTATAATTAGGGGAGTAAATGAAATGGTTGCAAGAATGTTTTCTTGACCTTCATCTGCCTGAACAACTAAATTATTTGATTCAATATTATCTAAAGCAAAAAATGAAGAACCAGGTGTACGAATACCCATAGCATTCGTTGATTCCGGGTCAGTATCATCTTGATACCATGATTTCTTTTCCCCATGAACTGTAGAAAGAAAAACAGTGGTTCCTGCATCAAAAGTTCCTGTCCATCCAAAAAACTCTTGAGTGACTACATTATAAATTCTTGGATTTTTTACTACTGCATTACATAAAATATTAAGTTCAAACCCAACTTCAAAATCTCCTTTGTTTAATATTTTAACAATCTGTCCTGGAGCAATTGTCGCAAAAGCAAAATCAGTTTTAATTGATAATGGAAATTTCACTTTATTATCATTTGATGATAAGGGAATGGATTTATTTCGAACGTTTTCATCTCGCCATTCAGGATCCAATGCTCTAAATTGAATTGATGATTCAGACGTTGATGCGCTACTATCTTTACTCCCCTCATAACCTTTTAATGGTTCTACATCAATACTATATAGATTTTCACCAATACGAATATATAAAGCTCCTGCAAGTCCTGGGTTGATAATTGCCATCACTTGATGCTCTTTATCTTTCAAAGACTCGTACGTTTCTTCTTTAATTGCAACTCCTACTGTCATATCTCTATATGAGAGCGAACTTGAAGTTTTGCGCTGCCCAGATTTCCCAAAAATCTTTTGAGAACTAATTTCATTTTCTGGCGAACCAAAACCTTCATAGCTAGTTAAATAAAAAGGACCAAAGCGATCCAATTTTATTTCAACTCCCAACGTATTTTTATAAGAAATTTCCACATTTGGAAGTATCGTCATTATTTCTCCTTTCTAAAAGTCATAAGCGGCTTTTTGCCATTGTAATTGTTGTTGTCGCGCAATTTCACGTTCAGAAGGGTTTTCTTTCACAACAACAGTCATTGGAGCGTGTATCTCCGTTTTTGATTGTTCTTGATTTAAAGCATCAACTGGAATGTTTCCAGCTATTTTTTGAGCAGCGATAATATTTGAGTTGCTGCCAATGTTCAATGCAGAATCCCATGAATCGCCATTTAAGATATTAGTATCAATTTCATCAGTAATTGCTGATTGAATTTGTTTTGCTATCCCAGAAACATTTTTTTGAACAGCTTTAAAGTTTTCCATCAAACTGTCATTAAACCCACCCATAATAGCTTCACCAGCTGGAATTAGTAGTTTTCTATCATAACTAATTGGTCCTTTGTGCTCTTTAATCCAATCAGCAATTCCACCTACAAAACTTTTTACATTTTCGAATCCTGATTTGAGGCCACCTAAGAATCCATTTATAATCGCAGAACCCGCTTCAATGAGCGAATCAGGTACGAACACTCCAACTATTGCTCTAAGCAGTTCTCCGGCTGCACTTCTTATATCATCTTGACGACTTCTTATATTGCTAGCCAAATCTCTTATTAATTTAATACCAGCATCCATCAATCGACCTGTTGCTTGGCCAATTCCACGAACCATTGCGTCAACTAAATTCATTGCAGCATTCACGATATCCGGAATTCTATTGGCGATCCCTCCTAAGAACTTGATAATCAAATTAACTGCAGCATTGATGATTTGCCCTAAATTATTGGCAATTCCATTAACAAAATTCGCAATCAAGGTAGCAGCTGCACTAATGATATCTGGCATTCGAGCGGCTAACGCATTTGTAAATTTAACCATTAAATTTACCGCAGTGTTGACGATTTTCGGCATATTTTGGGCAATTACTTGAGCGAAATTCAAAATGATATTTAATGCCTGTTGCGTGATTTGTCCTATATTATTGGCAATTCCCTGCACGAAGGTCAGTAGAAGATTCATTCCAGCTTGTAGTATTTTTGGTAAATGAGAATTGAGTGCAGTTAACCAAGTCACAATCAATACTGCTGTATTTGCAACTAACGAAGGAATCTGAAGTGTGATCCCTTGAAGTAACGCATTGATCAGAGCTGCGCCCGATGCGACTATTTGTAAAGCAGAAGCAGTTAATGCCCCGATAAATGCCACAATAATTATCGTCGCAGACGTAGCTATTGTGGGAATAAGTAGCAACATAGCTCCTGTAAATGCTGTGATCAATTGCGCTGCTGCTAGAGTTAGCTGCGGTAATCCTTGTGCTAGGCCTGCCATAAAACCGGCAATCACTTTCAATCCTCCGGAAATAATACCAGGCAAAGCTGTTGCGATTGCTGCCAAAATTCCTTCTAGTGCAGTACCAAATGTAGAACCTAGTTTGGGTGCATTTTGAGCAATACCAGTAGCCAGTTCTTCAAAAGATTGGGAAATCTGACTCATTCCGCCTTTTATCCCTTTGTTTTGAAATGCATTAGCAATCATACCAACTACTTTCAGAACTAGTCCAGCTGGTCCTAGCAATGCACTAAAAGCCACTTGGAGAATTTTTAAACCAGCTGTTGGTAAATCAACTTTTGATTTTAGGTTTGAAAAAGTATCCCCTAATTTATCGAATCCTTTAAATGAACCCGTAATCTTTTTTCCAATATCCTGAAATGGCTCTAAAGCTGATCCTAATAAATTGCCGATTCCTTCTTTCACATATGGAATGGCCGCTTTGATAAATATGACGATCGCTCCAGGAAGAGCCTTTAAAATATTGCCGACCATCGGAATAAAGTTCTTGAATAAGAATGTTGATGTCGTTGACGCCAACGCATTCAATGGTCCTTGCAAATCACGGCCTAGTGATAAGTTACCCAGAACATTAGACATTGCAGCTTTCATCGAATCAAATGACCCACTAAATGTTGTTGCTGCTTCTTTCGCAGTTGTGCCTGTAATGTCCATTTCTGTTTGGATTGCATGAATCGCTTGTGTGATATCTGAGAAGTTTGAAATATCATACTTTTGACCAGTAAGCTTTTGAGCATCAGTCAAGAGTCGTTGCATTTCTTCTTTCGTACCACCATATCCAAGTTTTAAGTTATCAAGCATTGTGTAGTTTTGTTTCGCAAAACCTTGATAAGCATTTTGAATATCACCAACATTTGTACCCATTTTATTGGCATTATCAGACATATCAACAATTGCTTGATTTGATAAATCTGCAGCCTTAGCTGTATCTCCGTTCAATGATTTAATCATTGATGCAGAAAAACCTGTTACAGTTTCCATATATGCATTCGCAGACATACCAGCCGTTTTATAACCTTCTGTTGCATATTTTTTTACTTTATCTGCATTATCTTTAAATAGAGTTTCAACCCCACCTAATGATTGTTGTAAATTAGCTCCTTCAGAAAGTGATGAAGAAATTAATTTACCTAGTGCTGCACCTGTTGCAGCAACACCAGCTATTGCAGCAATTTTTAATGCAGAACCAATTTTTAGACCTGCACTATTCCCTGCCGAGTCAGCTTCTGGATCTAACATCCCAGACATTGAACCTGTTATTCCTTTGGCAGATGGCATAATTTGCACATAAGCTTGTCCTAATTCTGTTGCCATTAACTTCCTCCTCCTTTTTGAAATAGTTGCTGACGATATTTTTCAAAATCCTCACCAGAATGAAATCGTATTTTTCTATCAGTTTTTTCTTTTGGTTTATTGATGATATCAGTAACAAGTTTTGGTCTATTTTTACCTTTCTGACCATCTTCTGTTTTAAACCATAAAGACATACTTAAACGGTCTTGAATCCCAGCTAAAAGAAGTGTATTAATTGCAAACTTTTGTCCACTCATCTTCATTTTTATCCTAGATTCTTCATTCAAACCTATAGAAAAAACAGCTATCTTTAGAGGCGATAGCTGTTTGTAATCGTAAATATGATAAATTTCTGCAAGGTCGCACATTAGCGCTTCTTCATCAAACTTTATCATTCTGGCAAGGAGAATTAGTTTTTTATTTTATTTTGAGCTGCAAAAATATCTTCAAGCGTTTCTCTGATTTTGTCAGTTGAAACAAGGCCTTCTTCATCTCGAAGATAGTTTTTTAAATTTTTAGATTGACGTTCTCCCAATAAGAGATTTAACATTTTTGGTAACAGAAGAGGATTTTCATCAACTTCTGACAAAATTTCTACCAACTCGAAATTATTTAAACGTTCAGTTGTAATTTCATAACGAAATCCGGATTTTGTTGTTCCTTTTAACATATTTCTCGCTTTCTTTATTTAATATTTAGAGTTTTGCGTCCCCTACGGTGGCTTGACCGACTACGGGGTCATTAGGGTGTAACAGTTGGAGCGATTATGTAGTCGTAGTGAGAGTTGCCATCTTTATCTGGTAAACCAGTAAGAGTAATCTCAAATCCAACAGCATCAGAGTCGTTATAAGAAATATCTCCAATTTCAGATACTTTCCCCTGTGGAATTACAATTCGCTTAAATACTCCATCACGTACTGTCATATCAATGACAACTGGATGCTCAATAAGTTCTTTTGAATTAGCCTTAACTGTAATTCCAGTTTGAAGGGTTCCGGTTACATTGTCAGCCCCGTATACTTCTTTAAGTACTTCAATATTCAAAGCTTCAATCAGCGTATAGCTAAATGTATCTTCTTTTTCTGTTTGTACTGTAGCAACCGTATCGCCACCCCAAGCTTTGATACTATCAGATTTTGGTGAGTTTTTATTTTTTAATCCATCCTCTGAAATATATCCCAACGGTTTAAAAGCAGCATTTAGTGCTGTTTTTGCATCAGTTGGTAAAGTTGTACCTTTTGGAGCTGAGTAAATAGAACCATCAATTTTGGGCTTTGCAGTAGTTACATTTTCTACTTGTACCATTTTAATCCTCCTAATAATGATTAATATCAAATACCGCTTGATAGCGATACTCTTTAGTTTCTGTGTCAGTAAAGTTGTAGTCACTGTTCAGTGATACATCACTAATTTCATTTAGTTCGATTAGCTGTTCTACAACTTCTTTCAATTCTTCATTTAGCTTTGCTGCTTCATACATAGAAGAAGCATAGCTCTGAAACGCAAATGTTGAAGATAAAAGGTGATTGCTCTTGCTACTACCTGTTTTTTCAAACAAAACATAGCTTAATGGCATCTCTCCTTTTTTCTCCAAAAAAGACGATACCGATAAATGAGTATCAAGAAAATTTTTAATAATAATCTCAATCATTTAACGCACCGCCTTTAAAATTGTATTGTTTTTCATGTTGTCACGCTTTGCTTGATAAGTTTCGGCAAATACCATCGCATTAGCACGATTTTTACCAACATGCATATCTTGACCATAACCTGGTCCACAACGCTGTTTAACAGCAGATGCTTTTTCTTTAAGAATTGCTTGCATTTCTGGTGATTTCATCATACTAGCAACTCCACTACGATTTAATTTGAATAGATTTTTAGCCATAATGTTCTACCGTCACTTTCTTGTTCCAGTCTAATGGAATAAGTTCCTCGATTCCTTCAAGTGGTTCTCCAAAAGTCCGCCACGTTTTACCAAAGAATCTAACTTTTTTATTTTCCCAATCATGAGTATCCTTTTTTGGAATAGCTAGAGTATAGATTGCTTTTTTTCCTGTCAAAGTAAGCTGATTAACAATATCATCCGATGAAGTAGGGGAAACTAAGACATTGTTGACCTCAATTTCCTTATCTTCATAAATTGGGTTTCCAAAAGGGTCTTTTCCTGTTTCTACATTGTCAATCAAAGTTACAGCAATTCCCTTAATCATTCCCATAAAAATCAATCACCCCAAATCTTTGTTTTTTTAGTCCTAAACGGCTTAATTCAGAATTTTTTATGAATAAACCACCTCCAGGAACAAGATATGAACCAGAAACAGAGTAACCAAGCGCACTCTCTGTTGTCTGAGTCATGGGTTCTTGATCAGTTGATGTCATAAGCGTTCTAGCAACAATATCTACCGTAACTGACTTTACAACACTTGCAAAATATGGAGGCTTTTCAGCAATCATTACATCTAAAGCCCTCCCCACTTTATCAGCTTCTTCACGTAAGGAATCTGAGACAATTTCAAGCAACTTTTCAGCTCGTTCTTTTTCATCTTCCTTTAATGGGCGCCATAGAATCGTTAAATCATCAACTGTAGCAAAAGGATTCATATTACTCCTTTCCTTGCTCCATCATCAAATCATAAAGCACTTGTTTGTTTGCACGTTTATCATATTCAACACCGAAAGCGTCAAGTTCTTGCATGATTTGATCTTTAGTAATCCCGTCATAGTTCCCATCTACATTTGATTCTTCCACCACTTGCTCTTGTTCAGCTTTTTTGGAGTCTGCATCATTAGCTTGGATATCTACAACAGCTTCTTTCGATTCATTCTCAAGTACCCAATCTCCGCCAGAGATTTTGAAATCTGTATCAATTGTTGCTTTTGTTAATGTGTTAAAATATCTCATTCACGTCCTCCTTATTCAGTAGCTTCTGTTACACGGGCAAATTTAGTAGCATCAAGAATTCCCCAACCAAGATATAATTCAGCACGGATATAAACTTGGTTATAACCTTTTAAGTCAAGCCCTGAATTGTCAGGATCACCAAATTGAATAACTTCAAGTGGCACTTCTTTCGCATATCCCCATTTAAATCCATTTGCAAAATCTCCGACGATTGCACGATCATTTTCTGTTGACATATCTGAGACCGTTTTATTAACATCTACTGGAAGACCATTGATAGTATCTGGTGTTGCTCCCCATTTCAATTCAGGGAAAAGAGCATTTCCTTGTTGGTCTTTTTGTTTAGCAAGAGCCGAACGGAATGATGGGTTAATTGCGATACCGGTGACATCAGCATCAACACCAGTCAATAACTCTACAGCACTTTCAATAGCACCATTGGCGTCTGCAATCCCTTTTGGAGCTGATACCTTTTGAGTAACTTTAGAGTCAAAGTTGTTTGTTCCGATAACAGCAGATGCAGTTCCTTGACGTGGGTTTACGCCGTGAAATGCCATTAAGTCAATACCACGAGCAACTTTTTTAGCAAATCCATCGTTAAACGCTTGCAAGATGTTAATTTTTTCTTCATCAGAGGCATACATGAACTCGTCTGAAATACGTGCACCGTATTCAACTTTGATTGGTACCATTGTTTGTGGCGTTAACGAAACACCACCGTGAGTTTTCTTACCGCTTTCGGCAATTACATCAATTTCAGAATCCATTGTAAACGTGAAGACTTTTTCGCCGTTAAATGGGATAGCTTGTTGCGCTGACAATCTAGCGATAGAGCTTTTCCCTGTAACTTTGTTGATAAGGTCTGTGACCAATTCTGGGTCAAATAAATTTGCTTTGTTTAATACCATGTTGTTATTCTCCTTCTAAGTTTAGTCCATCGACTAATTTACGATAAGCTCCATCTTTTCCGTCACCCAAATTTGGTTCAACATCTTTAAGTGGGGCAGGTGGAGTTTGTGGTTTAATAAATCCGCTGAAACGTTCAGCATCAGCTTTAAGTGATTCTTCATCATCGCCTGAAAGTCGGTCAGCCAAATCTAATGGCAAACCAGCTTTAATAGCAATAGATTGTTTGAGTTGAGTTGTTTTGTAACCACTGATTTGTTTTTCATAATCAGCTTTTTCTTGTTCCCAAGATTTTGATTCTTCAATAGTCGCTTGATATGCAGTGTTATCCGCTTCAAGTGATGCGATTTTAGTTTTGAGTTCATCATAATCAGCAAAATTAGCTTCAATTGTTTCTTTTTGGCGTGCCAATCTTGTTTCAATGATTTGGTTTAACTCTTCTTGCGTTTTTGGTAAATTGTTTTCTGACATAGTCAAATCCTTTCTCCTGCTTGCCCGGCAGTTCGGTAATTTTTGGTACAAAAAAACGACTTAAAACGTCGTCTAATACCGTATTTGTTGTTTTTTCTTCGGCTTGTTATTGCTACAAGCCCAATGCGCCAACAACGCACTGTCCATTAAACTGATATCCATATCATCAAATTGTGATTTATATCCAAATCCACCACTAGTACCGATATTTCTCTTGTCACAGTTAGTGACCACAGTAGCAAGTGAAGGTTGTCCAGAATGGCAAAAGCTTTTTTGAAAAATTCCTTGTTCCCATAGGGAATTAGCATTGATAATTTCTTTTACAGTTGGTAGTATCGGTTCTTTCAATTTGAAATCTTTCATTTCACTCGTTAAGATACTTTGACCACTTTGACCATCAATAACAACTTTTTCAACATCTGCTTTCTTTAAGAAATTGATAATCCATTGATTGCCATTCCTTATGGACTGACAATCGATTGTTTCAACAAATACCTTTCCTGATAGTGTTTTAACCGCAATACTCATTGCAACATTTGCACCATCATTCCCATACTTAATACCAACAAAGAGCTTCCCTTTGATAACTGGCAAACGATTAACCTTGAGCGCATTCCATTCTTGCTCTGAAATGACTGACTTTTGGTTGTATTTTGGCCAATAACCAAGACGCTGAATATTATGGTCCAACTTATCTTCACCAAGTTCGGCTTCGATTTTACGTTCGTTTAAGTGATAGCCCATAGATGGATTAGAATTGTACCAGGCTTCGACATCATGAATGTCCTTGACATCTTCAACCGACCACTCCGCCCAACCTGAATACTTTGCTTTCCCAGCTAAGGTGTTATCTCGATAATTTGTAAAAACAGTCCCACTTGATACTGGTGTTGGAGGTGTTCCACACATTATAGTCATTGGATTATCACTGTCAGTAACAGTATATTTCAATGCTGATTCTTGCTCAGTAGTATATTCCTGAGCTTCATCAATTACTAAAATGTCAAATCCTTCTCCAAGACCACCACTTGATGTTCTTGTTCTGAACTGAATTACTCCACCAGACTCAATTAATTCCAATCTTTCTTGCCCTTTAGCTTTGATAGATTTGAAATCTTCTCCTTCAACATAACCACTATCTTCAAGATATTTTTTTAATTTCTCATAAGATGAGTGGGACGTACTAATTCGGTGTGCTGTATGAAGAATGCTTAAGCCTTGTTCAAGTGACCATAATTCAAGGATATATACAATTTCTGTTTTACCATTCCGCCGTGGGATTGAATATCCAAACTTTTGGTGTGTCCATAAACCATCTTCATCAATAGCCATAACCTCTTTCAAAAGGTTCTTTTGCCATGGATAACACTCATGTTTAGATTTTTCGTAAATCTCAATAGCTTCTTGATATTTTGTTTCAGTAAATGGAAGTATTACCGATTGAGTAGGATACTGATTGCCAAATCTTTTTTCAGCAGTCATGTTACTCCTCCTTCAATCTAAATGCATGATAACCCTATCGCTGGGAGCTGTCCCCCCTAATCTCTCATTGTTTCAAGTATTTGCTGCTTGGCAATTTCTATAAGCCCTAGAGTTTCAAGGGAATTATTTTGCGTATTGAATGTTTCCAAATCTCCATTTGGGAAGCGACCAGTTACTAAGATACAATCTGCTTCAATAAAAAACTCAGATACTGACTTCAAAAAATCTTCGTTAGAAATACCACGTTCCACTTTCCGCTTCTGTTCTTCAAATTTTTTTATTTCAGCCACTACGTACCTCTTTTCTTCAAGTTCAAATTTTTACGTTCAGCAATCTTTGCATTTTTATCTGGATCAACCCAGTTTTTAGACCAAACATCCTGACGCTTTTTATCAATATCTCTAGGATCGTATTCTACTGTGCAACGGCAACGCTCATGACGATGATACACGTCACTTGGAACATTAGGATAATCGTATGAACCCGCCAAATTTCTACACCAATCGCATGCTTTACCTACTAACTTTCGTACAATTTTTGGTTTTAAACCTGATTTTGCTTGAAAATCAATATTTTTCTTAATCGTATCATCAACAACACTCTGGCTAAATGTTACTATTGGCTCTTTCAAAAGCCAAAGTATTTTTTCAAAATCATCTTCACTAGAAATACGGTTAACAATGCCATCAATTCTATCTTGGTTTAATTCTGGTACTTGTGATTTTAATTTAAACCCAGCTAACTGATTGAGTTCACTTTGAACATCTGTTGAATAGCCTGAAATTAAATCAAAATTTTTCTTCAATATGGAATTGAACAATCTGTCTGCAATATTGAAATACATTTTTCCGTCAGGTAAAACATCTACTGTTACATGAGTTCCCAAAACATCAGATAAAATTTGACCAACTTCGACACCAAATTCATTTGCTTGAATATAAGTTGCTTTTTTAGTTTTCAACAATTCCAATGATTGCTTTAACTTTTTACTATTTGCTGCTCTTTCATCAAAATCTTGATTAATTTTTTCTAAAAGAGATGGTAAAATGTCTTCCATTATTCAGCTCCTTTAATTCCAGTTAAATCACGAATAGTATCTTTATTGATGAACTCAGGAATTGCTTGATTAAGTTTAATAGCTCCATCTCCAATAAGACTTAACATGCTTGCATCAGCTTCAAACAATGGTTCCCATTTCGGTTTTGTTTTGCTAAACTGTTCTCTTAGATAAGGTACATCATCACGCAAACATGCTGCAAGATAAGCTACATTTAGTAATCCTGCTCCCAAACTTCGTTGAGCCTTTCTACCAGCCAATCGTAAGTTTTCATGACTTGCCTTAATTGCTTCAACCGATGATGGATTATCAGAAACGAATCCTAAATCATCAAGAGTTAATCCAGTTTCACCAGCAAAACCAGCCGCTGCAGTTCTGAGTTGTTCAGTAAATGGCGACATGCTTGGTTGAGTAAATTGTCCAAGTGTTGGTTTATCACCGTCCTCATCTTTCGTAAATTGCAACATGCTTGAAACTGTTGCTTTCCAAGTTTCCATTGGTTCCGCATCATCACTCAATCCAGTTACATATTTTTGAGGAAAAGAATAAAACTCAGCTGTTACATCAGCCCTTTCAAGGGTTCGTTTTGCATTGCTTTGCCAATACATTCCTGAACGTGTGATACGGGAACGCCCAAATGGACGAACTGCATCAGGACGGTGAATGATAGGCACTAACAGTGGGTGACCTGTTGAATTAGCAATTGAAATATTATTATGTGAATCACGATAGTAATAATCTGTTCTATCAGGCAAGAAATGAGCTTCAAGAACAACATTATTGTTTTCATCTCGTTCTAAAACTGCATACCCTTCTGTCAGTAACCCAGTAATTGGGTCGATGATTCCTGTTGCATTGACCGCTTCAATAACTTGAAGTCGTACTGCATCATTTTCACCTTTAGAAATATAAATAAAACTACATGATGCAATAAGTGCTGACAAAACAGCACTATCAAAAAATATATCAGGATTATTTTCCTCAAAAATTTCATTTACTGTAAAGTCATCATTTTCAAATTCTCTAAAAACAAGACGGTCTGCAAGACTATCAACTCCTTTTGCACACCACCCTAATATTGAACGATATTGTTGGCTTAATGCTTGTGGAATTGTAATCCCTTTGAATCTATCAACATGCTTCATTGCATATTGATCATAGCGCATTTCTGCTCTTCGTTTATGAACAGATAGCTTAAATCTCAGGTATCCAATACCTTTTTCAGTCAATTTTTTGCTCCTTTCTAAAGTCGCGTGAGAAAAAATGTACAGTGACGGCGTGAAGTACGAGCTGACCCAGAGGGAGGGGGATATGCCCCCATAGTTTAGCTCCTAAGCCCTTTAAATTATTTTTAATAATATTTATCATAAATAAATTAAGATACATAAGAAGACCAATCACGGCTTTGTGGTAAATTACGATTACCTAATACCTTTGGCTCTTCTTGCTTCACATTGAACAGCTTGTCAGACTTCTGACGGTTGCAAGTCCAGTGAGCAAGCTGTAAGTTATCCATCGCTGAAGGATGACCACCTTTATTAATTGGAATGATGTGGTCAACAACTGGACTCAATGGATCAGGAGCTTTCAATCTCTTATCGATTGGCTTGCCACATATTCCACAAGTGTTCTGTGTCTTTAAAAGAATCTTTCTATTCTTATCAAAGGCTACACGATGCGCACCAGTACGGTCAGCTCTAAGTACCATATAATAATTACTCCGCTAATCTGTAGCTTCCGATGCCGGCTATATCAACATACAATGGTTCAACTACATCAGGACTGCTGATTAATCTTTCATATAACTCTGTGGACGGTTGGATAACTTCTGATAACTTCCCACATTCAATTCCACCTACGGCAACCTTATCTCCTACGTCATCCCAATAAAAGTAAATAGCATCGTATTCTTTCATTACTTGTTCCTTTCTCCACACAAAAAGCCAACAGAATCTATCCGCTGGCTTTATTTGTTTTATTTGATGATACTATAATACAACATTTATCTTGTCAGTTTTCGCCCAAAAGGTGACAAATTACCAGAAGCCGTCACATATCTCATCATACTTCTCAAGTATTGCTCTTCTCTTTCTAAAGTATTGGCGCTCAGTTATGTGACACTTATCAGCTATCTCTGGTACTGTATAACGTTTACCAGATAACCAACGGTAGTGGAATACCAATTGCATATCTTCATCCTCTCCAAACCAATCTTGTAACTCATTGATTCGGTTCTTAAATTCATATAGACTTTGGAGTTTACTGTCAGCATCCCATTTCATAACCACATCTTCTACTGGCTTTGAGATTATACTTGACCTACCACCACCTACATTATTATCATGTGATTGCTTAACTTCTAACTCATACTTGCGATACTGAATAGCGTGGTCAATTCGTTGACACATAAAGAGCTTCTTCTCTATAGCTTTCAAGTCGCTGTCAGTAAGGTTATATCTTCTACTCATAGTGTCTTAACTCCTTATATTTATGATATAATAGTAGTTAAGAAATCTGTTTTTAAAGCCCGTTCCCAGCGGGCTTTTTATTATTAATATTTATTTTTTCTTATTTTGTTAGAAGTTTTTTTCAAAAAATCAATTATATTTTCTACACTCCATTCATGCAACTCTATTTTTTCAACGCAGTCTTCTAATATGTCTGCTATTGTTTTTGAACTTATTTCTTTTGCTGTTTTCACATAAAACAAGAACATTGCTATGAGTCCAATTAATAGACCTAAAATAAATGTAAGCATTTTTTCCCTCCAGTTGAGTTTAACGAGTTCCTAGCTCAGTATGCTCTAATGTAGTAGACCTAAATTTTAAGAAAAAATTTAAACCTAGAACATATAACTGAACTCGGTCAGTTCGGGTTTTTTGTGTTAAAATGAATTTGACCGAAAAATAAACAAAGTTCTTTAAAACTTTACATTCGCTCAAGCTTGGTCAACTTGGGCTTTTTTGCATTTTAAAGTTATTCGTGCTATACTTGGCAGTATAGAATTTCGCTATGCCTTTCGTATTTTTAAGAAAGGAGAATGCAATTATGACATTCACTAACAAAAATAAATTTTTCCAATATACAGTAACTCTTGATACTTCAAATGATATTTTTAGAGCAAATCTTGCTGATAACTCAGGAATCTATGGTTATGGAAATACCATTGAAGACGCAGTTAAACATTTGGAAAACTTAGTCTAAAATGACATACAACTACTACCAATATGGTGGTAGTTTTTTCATTCCTCCCCGAACACGTTCTCTGACTCGTCAAGGTCTGAGCGGTTGATAAAATAGGGGTTTTTCGTCGCAAATATTGCATTTACAACCTTACCGCATCTTTCACACCTTTCTTTATACCTTTGGTACTCTCCATTGCTTAAAGTTCCTAGATATACCCACTTATGCCCGAACAGCTTACACAAAAGTTTCATTTAATTACCCTCATACCAGTAGTCGTCTGGCTTTCTCGTACAAATCCATTTCGCTTTAAATCAACAATAAAATCAGTCACAAAGTTGTATCCTAAATTTAAAGCAAATTTTCCTAGATAGTTGTCAAATTCGTGTTCTTCTGTCAAAAAATCATCACATAAAGTCTGTTCATCACTTGATTCTAGCCAATCTGCAACATCATTTCTTACTATCATTCAATCCCTCCCCACCAGTCATTGACCAGCGATATTAGTTTTATTCAATGACCTCAACTATTGTTCCGTCTGTGCTATAAGTAGAAATGAAAATATCTGGATTTGCTTTTAAATTCAAATTATCATCATAAGCTTTATCATAATAATCATGTTTAGCTTGTAGATTTTCAAAAGGATTTACAATCAATTCTCTTGCTGTCATCTCGGGCGTTTCAATCCAAACAGTCAAAACTTTATCCTCTTTAGGTATTTCTTTGTTTTCAATTAATGATTTGATGTCATTCAAAAATTTTTCTTTTACTGTCATTTTTTTGTTCTCCTTTAAATTCGCTACCCAGTCACACAGTTTTATGACCAGCGATATTAGTTTGTCGGTCATTCAAGCCTCGTCAAATAAACTCATCTGTCCTTTCTTTTCTTCTATGAGTGGAATCCAATCAGGAAATTTACTTTCAATATGTTCAATTGCCTGTTCCGTCCATTCATGAATCCCTAAAAATTCCATTGCATCTTTGCTGTGAGGGATAACATTTATCTCTGAGAAACCAATCGGATTATTAGCACTGTTTTGAATGAAATAAACTTGTTTCACGGCCATTTCCAATGCATCACCATGAATGATTACCCCATTCATTCCTCGAATTGCAAAGGCATGAATCAAGAATGAAATAGCTTCATCTGATAATTCTAATGCCTGGTACCAATAGTTACTCGGCAAATAGTTAAAAAAGTCTGCATTCATTCGATCATTTTGCCATTTTTGGATAATTAGAGTTCCTGTTCCTGCTCCAGTTAAATCAGCACCTCCAGAACCACCTACAAGCAACGCTGTGAGCTTACCAAGTGCATCTGGTGTATAATGCTGTCCTTTTGAGGAAACAGCCGAGTGACTCATAAAATAATCTCTGAAAAAATCAACACTCATGTCATGGTGGATATTTAAGATTTTAGAATAAAATTCTTCACATCCTTTTTTATCAAAAACAAGTTCTTGAATTCGATTTGTGAAATTCATATGTTCATCAACATCGAGCATGTCATAGAATTGTTGCTCAGTAATTGTCATCATCCCCTCCAATCGCTGCGAGTGCTTTTTCTAAATCAGGCAAAATCCAGTCTGTTTGAATAGTTCCTAAATGCCCATCGTGTTTAATCGTTCCAATAGCATGCTCAATATTCTTTTTCGCAGTGTTAAGCTGTTCTTGGAGTTTTTCAACCGAAAGGCTGTCAGTGTGAGCTGAAAGTGCCAGCTTTTCAAGCTTGTCAAATTCTTCCATAGGCATTGTTACAGTCAGAGCTTCTCTTTTATCACAGCCATAACATGTTGTTTGCTTCATCATTTTTTCACACCTCCCCAGTGCTACCAAATCCACCTGTGCGCTCTCCGTTTGCGTTGTCATCGTCTGTTGTAAGGTATTTGACAAATACCCCTTGCATTATTCTTTGACCTTTAGAAATGGTTACAGGCTCTTTTGAGATATTCATAAATAAGCCTTTAAATTCTTGCGGATAGTAATCTGAATCGATAATTCCTACTGAATTAATCAATGCAATGCCACGCTTAACTGGATTACTTGAACGGTCGTATAATTTCAATACTTCATCATCTCCAAGTTGAACAGCTAGCCCTGTGCTTACCATTTTAATTTCATCAGGTTGAATCGTAACTGTTTCACTTGCTGAAATGTCATATCCTGCGCTATGTTCTGTCGCTCGTTCTGGAATAGTCGCATTTCCGTCTAGTTTTTTAAATCCTCTTGTCATTTTTCTTCCTCCACAGGCACAGCAAATTGCCAGTAACGCTCATCAATTGACTTGATTTCTTGCTCAGTGAAATGCTGTTGCCAATACCCTTCGTTGTTTTCTTCCTGTTCTATAAAACATTCATGATAATTGGCTACTCCTCCAAAAAGTAAAAATCTGCCATCATCATTATTTAAAAATTCAACTTCATATTTTTGTTCGCTCATTTTTCCACCTCAATCTGTTCATAGCTCCCAGTTTGCATGCTGTCGATTTCTTGCTGGGTGAAGGTTAACTTCCATGCAGTGCCAATAGAATGCGTAAGTGGGTCTTCTCCATTCCAAAAGAAGTATCTATCCTCATTTTTAAACTGATTATCTTTTGCAAGGAATTGTCCGGTTAACTCATCTCTCAAATAGAACAGCTGCGGTTTTTCGACTTGATAGCCGTCTAGCCATGCACGAACAAATTTTATCTGATTTTCTTTATCTGGTCGGACAAGATTATCTGGTTCATACGGATTTGGGTACATACCGTTTGGTAATTTGACTCCATTTGGAAAAAGCCAATCATAAACTTCTTCTGAATTATCATTAGCATCTTTATCCGGTCTAATAGCCCATATAAGACCGCAGTCAGACCTTTTACATCTTTCAATGTATTCCGCCACACACTCAGGCACGACTGGCAGGGATTGCTGTGGAATAATAGGCTCTACAGAATTACCATTTGAATCAAACGTAGTACGCTCATCTCGCATGAATGAATTCTCGTTTTCGAGTTTTAGAATATGTTCGTTTTTCTGTTTCAGCTCATATTCAAGATAATCAGCATACTGACGCATTTTGCGGTACTGGCTGAAAACTTCTTTCATATTATTATTTAATTCAGTGAGTGGACCATTAGCCGGTCTTTTCACTTCTTCTTCAAACTTAGTCATTTTTCGTGTCCTCCAATACAGCGATTAGTTCTCTACCATTTTTTATTTTGATAATTTTTATTTTTCTGTAAAGGAAACCGCAACTGAAAGCTTCAATATCATTACCACATTCAAATTGGACTATGATTCGATTTTTTTCAGTTTTTAAAATAACTGTCATTCCTTCTTCAATCACTTTTAATAAACTTTCAACTGTCATTTCTTATCTCCTTTAAATATCGAATGGGTCATAATCAGGGTCATTGGCTAAACTCCAACATGCCCCAGCTTCCCAACCGTCAATGTGGCAAAATCCACACGTTTCACAAGTATATTCTGGATGGCACTCATGGCATCCCATACAATCACAATCTATTTTGTTACCGCATTTTTTACACTTCATCTCATCCATCACTTCACAACTCTGTCAAAGAGTTCACATGCATGGTATCTTCCATTTATTTTTACAATTCTAAAATCATCACGCTTAACTGATTTTTTAGTGAACTGGTCTTTTTCAACCGTTATGTATTTGTCAGTAACTTCGATAACTTTTAAGAATTTTGTGTCGCGGAAGCATATTTTATCTCCACGCCTTATTTCATTTTTGCTGAACATATTACTACCTCATATTTTAGCTTCTAAGCGCTTTTTTCTAGTTCGCGATAAATTATCCGTGAAATGGTTTAAGCGCTCAATGTAACCGTAATTTTCATGAATTAGAGCTATTCTGTCATCTCTTTTACTACTAACTCAACTTTCCACATCTTTGTATCTCCAGAAAGCCCGCCATGCTCAAAACTTGTTCTGCGAATAACATTGTAATTATCATCATTCCAAATTCCAGCATCTGTCAGTCCATCGATTAATGCTTTAGAAGTTGGTTCATAATTTGGTGGATCATATTTAAAGCGTTTAGGTGGATAAATTACTACGAACACATCGCAACGGTGCTTCTCATGGAATTGTTCAAATACTTCATCTGATTGGTCTAGCCATTCATGGGCTGTTCGACATGCAATCCGTCTTAAACGCTGTTTGGTGTTATTGGCAGCAATTCTTGAACCATAAGTTGTGCCCTTGTTATCATTCTCATTTATCATTTCTTTTCTGAGAAAGTTAAATTCAAATTTCATATATTGACCTTTTTAAACGATTTTTATTTTTTCGTACTCATCCTCAACACGTTTTCCGTGTTCCATGTGCCAAGGAGAGATGCGTTTTGATACTTCTGCGACACTCAAACTAGTTATCGATGAAATGAACATCCAAGGGCTTATCAGTAATCCATTTTCTTTGGCCCATTTAAGCCATCTGTCATAATGGTCTGGAGTGATTCCCTCACAGACTCTACTAGCAAGTTCAAGATAATACTTTCTGAGGTCATCCATTACGTAACCCCATTTCACCAACTAGTTTGTACATTTCGTTTTGAGTCATTCCAGTTGTATCAACACCAGCTTTAATTAATCTACCCTCATCAGTCCATTCAGGAGCTTTTTTGACTGGCTTTTGCTGCTGAAATTTATTCTGGTTGGTTTGAGATTTATTTTGAAAGCTCACTTCCTCAGCTTTTGCTTGCTCAAGTGTTTTTATTCCTTTGTTATTCCAAGATTTTAGAATGCCTTGTGCATAGGCATACTCACGTTGTCTTTTTACCGCTCGTTTGACTGCTTCAATAATTAGCTCAAGGCCATAATCTTTTAAATCAGCTTTCAAATCATCATAAAGAATTGGTTTTACTATTCCAAAGTTTGTTTGATAGAGTTCAATTAGATTTTGAAAATCAGATTTTGTTGAAGTAGCTGTGCTTGCTTCTACTTCTTTATCTATCTCTTTCTCTATCTCTAACTCTAACTCTAACTCTGGTGTACTTTTGTCGTACATTTGTACTAACTTTTGTGTATCATTTGAAACTAGTCCTTTTTCTTTATTAATTTTAGAACGATAAGCCTTTATCCTATCAGCCTCTGTTGTTGTTTTTCCGATAAAGTTTTGAATATCTAGCATATAAATTGCTCCATTATCCATAACTTCAACTAGGCCTAAATCAACAAACGCTTTAAGAGCTTTTTCAACTACACCGACTGGATGACGTACAATCGTAGAAAGCATTTGTGCATTGAAAGGTATTCGCTCATTGAACATCAAGCGCCCTTCATACTTTAAACTTCTTAAATAAAGTTTCAGTAAGATGTTACTGTAAATAATCCCATCTCCGTTATCCATGTTTTCTAAGATAATCATTTCATCAGAATCAAAGAAGTTTTCTTTTAATCTCATGTAGTAATACTTCTTGTTATCTGCCACATCCTCTCCTTCCTATAAATTTATTCAATATCATTAAGCAGCTCTACTGCTGTGTCGTAATCGCAATCATATTTTTCCATGATTCGTTTTATCATGTATTCGTCATAGATCATCTTGACCTCCTACCGCAAAAGCGGGAGCAGTTGAAAGCTTGCTCAGGCTGACTAAATACGAAACTACCGCCCAATGTAGTCTTGCTTAAAGTTGAATTATTTCTAATTCTACTGCTCAGGATTAGTGAGGACTGCAGTTTGCTCATAGGTTTTAAAACAATGGTAATTCTTCGGCAATTGATTCTTCGTTATTTTCTGATGGTTCAGTTTGCTCTGAAGCTTGAACTTCTTCTTTTGGAGTTTCTACTTGCTTCGTTTCTGCCTCTTCAAGAACAAAATCATCATCAAGAACTTCTGCTTCCTTAATCACTGTTCCTTCTTCGTTGTTATCCAATGCTGCAGCACTGGTTGGCTCTGCATAAGATTTAATAATGGGTTTGAGTAATGCCTTGATGACCGTTCTCTTACTCATTTCTTCTGGAAAATCTTCTTGATTTTTATTGAAAGCTGTTAGCTTTCCTTTTTCGATTTTGCTTGTATCTGCAACTTTTACTGTCCATGATTTACCGTAATTATTGTGTCGTTGCTCCTCAACAAAGTTTTTATCCAAACTATTCGTTTTAGACCAAGATTTACTTATTTGATAAACGGACATATAGTGAGCAATTTCCTCATCCCCAATTTTCACTTTCGCATAAGCTCCAATAATGTCATTATCAATAGCTTCAAAAGCTTTTTCGTGTTCCAATGTTCGTCCTTGAAAAGAAACCGTCTCTCCTTGGCGAACCACCTCTGCGAAAATGCTGCCTCTTTCAATTTCTGGAATGTCGTAAGCAAGCTTTTCGTAACCGAAGTACGATTCCATAAGCATCACTTGCCCTTTTTTATTAGGAATAACATAGAGTTGGTCTTTTCGAGGGTCAAGACCTTTGCTTGCTACTTTTATCAATGTGTCAACAATTACTTCTTTTGAGACTGTAAACCCACTGTTGACTATTGCTAAAGCTGTGTACCCTAGCGCCCCTTCCGCATCGAAATTTTTAGGAATATTCACGCCCATGGTAATCTGACGCTGTAAAGTATTTAATGCTGCTTTTTGGTATTGTTCTGCTGTTGTCACTTGAATTTCATTTGTCATTTTAATAGTCCTTTAATTTTTTTGATAAGCCCTAAAACCGATTCTCCAGTATATTCTGTGCTTGGATCAATTAAGTTTTCAAGTTTTGTTAGTCGGGTTAGAACTTCTTGAGTTTTTTCAGCCTGTGATTTTTGAATATTGTTAACAGCTTGAGCTTTTGCGTTTGCCCTATTACGCTCTTGTTCCAACTCTTTTTGAATAGCTTGTGTATCGTTGGCTTCTTGGCGAGCTAAGTCCTGCTCACGTTGGCGTAGCTCTTGTTCTTTTTTAGCAAGCTCTTGTTGCTTGTCTCGCTCAGCAATTCGAGCTGCTTCTAAAAGTCGTTCTTGTTCCAAATTAGCCTGAGCTTGTAAACCAGCACTGTCTATTTTGTCCTGGATAGATTTCTTTAAATCCCCTTTTGCAGTAAGTGCATCAACACTTGTAAATCTGCCTGTTGTTAAAACAAATCTAGTTCCTGAAAGCCCATAAACCACATTCGCTTGATTTACTGCTAAGTCAACTGCTTCAAATCCTGCTTTCCGTCTGCGTTCATCATAATCACTATTGAGTTGAGTAATTTTTTTAACGATACCCGCTAATTCTGACCGCGCTTCCCAAACTCTTGGATTTCTATCTCTAAAGATTTGAATCATTTCATCAATCTGCTTCTTTTCAGACAAATCAATTTCATTAATAGTTGCTGATATTTCCTTTTTATAATTAATTAAAAAAGTTTTATCATCTTTGCTGTTTACGATATCCGGAACTTTGCTTTTTACTTCTTTAAGGAAAGAAAACAATTCATCATTTTGTAAAATCCCTCCCTCAAAAACTACTGGTACTGTCATTTAATGTTCTCCGTTTCTGATTTTTGTTGAAACGTGATATAATCTAGGTATAAATTTAAGAAGACACATCACGTCTTTTAGCTCGCATTCCTAGTGCGGGCTTTTTTATTTTGTCAGCTCAACCGCTGCTTTATAAGCATTTGACCATTCATAAAGCTGAGGGATGAGCGAATTTTGAAGAAAATCTTTTGAGTAAACTGAGAGTTTTTCTTTATAAAATTCGACTGACTCTTGATAAACTACTTGTCCAAGATGATTAATTGTTTTTACTTGATTTTTCATTTCATCACCGCTAACTTTTGACGAAATTCATCATTCTTGCGACGAATAATTAATTCTGTTTCGGCTGATTCAAGTTTTAAATATGCTTCATCAAGCAATTGATCTCTTGTATCAATCATTTGGGCTTGTGTTGCGATTGTGGTTGACATTTGGTCAATCAGTGCCATCATCTCTTTAATATCTCTAACCGTATTATTATGGTCAGCAAGAATCGCACTTTCTTCTTTTGTTTTAAATCCGAACATTTTTTCTCCTATCTAACGAATAACTGCATTCAGGCGTTTGGCTTTTATTTTAAAATTCCGTATAGCCTCTTTTTCTACTAAAAACTCCCTATCAAGGATTTCTCCAGTATCAGGGTCAACAATTCTAAATATCATGCAATCTCCTTTTTATTCTCTTTGCGACTTAAAGCTGCATCAACTAAAATTTTTAAAGAATCGTTTGGCCAAGGAGTTTTCTTTTTCCAATTGTCAAACTGCTCTTGATTCATGCTGTTTGTTTTTCCCTCTGACCAAAAAGTGACTGTTGGGTTCAGGTTTGTTTGTTTTGTAGCCATATCTCATGCTCCTTTCTAAGCCGTTTCGTCAAATAAGCTAAGTTGATGAATTTGCGCTTTCGTTACTGATGACGGTTCCCATGTATCAACGAAATCAAGAGCTTTCAAGAAATCTTTGTCTTTAATTCGCCCTCGATTAGGGACATTGAATAAACGCTTAATGCTTGAGCCTAAATCCTGAAAAAGTAAACTTTTCGCTTGTTGGTCAAGGCGTTGCTCTCGACAAATACTGGCTACTTTTTTGCGAACGTGAGAATCAATAGTTCCTTTATCCTCAGTTGTAATCAACTTGTTTTCTTCAATTTCTTGAATCTTAGTTTCAACTACATCTATTCGTTGGTTTGTTTCTTCATTAGCAGATAATGCTAATTGAACAAGTTCCCGTTGTGTTTTTGGAGCTGCCAGTTGATTTTTAAAATCTTTTTCAACTTGGATAAAGTAATCTCTAATCTCACGACTTTTTTTAGTTTGACTTTGCATGGCTAGATGTTTTGCGTTATCTGCAGTAACTGCATAGTCTTGAAGTTGTTGAACTTTATCTGGAAACTTTGGGTTATAGGGTGCAGTTATAACTACACCCTCAAAATCTTCATGTTCGATAAGAAGTTTTGAATTTTGAGTCCACCATTCAGCAAACCTTGTTTTTACTCCGAGAATTTTATGCAATTCTCTTGCACTGACAACTTGTTCATTATTTTTGTTTTGTTTAATTTTGATAATTTGATTCATTACTATTCCTTTCTTAAATATGTTTTAAATACTATAAAATATCAAAAATGTAGTTTTAAACGCTAGTTTTTGGTAAAAATTTAATGTCGTCAATAGCGACATTAAATAGTATTTTTATTTTTTGTAATTGCCAAAAATCTGGAGCAGTTTTTCCTGACTCCCAATTTGCCCACGTAAACTTTGAGACCTCTAGTTTTTCAGCTACCTCATCTTGAGTCATTCCATTAACCCCTCGCAATTGCTTTAAGGTGTAAGTCTCTGGCATATCGCTTCTCCTCTCTTTTTTTATTTATGAGTTAATTATATAGCATTAAAATGTAGTTGTCAAGAGAAAAGTAGTTTTTTTTACTACTTTTTATTAAATAATTACTATTTATTTGTATTTATCTACAAAAATGCTTGAAAAAATTACAATTAAAGTGTAAAATACACTTAAACACTATTAAGGAGAAAATATATGCCTTCAGACTTAGGAAATCTTATGGTAATGGCGGAGAATATTCAATATTATTTAGATAAAAAAGGAATAAACTCAGTTAAACTTGCCGAAGACCTTGGAATAAATTACACAACTATTAGAAACTGGATTCAAGGCAGAAGTTATCCTCGTATTGATAAAATTGAAATGATGGCAAATTATTTTGGAATTGAAAAGTCAGACCTTGTTGAGAGAAAAACAGATAAGATAAGCTCTAACAATGAACCGATAGACCTATCTGAACTTGCCAATACTGACGATGATGCCGTCTGGGATAAATTAGTTTCTTCTGGTGGTCGTCCACTGACAGAAAAAGATAAAGCGATGATTCGCCTTGTGTTTGCTGATCGTTGGGATGAAATTACTCAAAAAGCTAAAGATATAGATAATAATAATAATAATAAATAAGAGGTGAGCTATGGATGAACAGGAACTAAATAGCTTACTGATTTGTGAAATTGAGAATCAGCATATTGATTACCGATTGGGGAATTGGAATAATCAAGTAGCTTGGGTTGCCCCTTTGCTTGGTCTGGGTGGATACGAAAAAAATGCACGACCTTTTGATCACGCTCATGAATTATCACATATACTTAACCATGATGATTACAGAGGTGGAGATTGTGATACAACAAGCCCAAACGAAAGTCGAGCCCATCGAGAAGCAATACTCCTTCTTTGGGACATGTTTGAGAAACAAGGTGGAGATTATTCCCACTTTAATTTATTCATAGAAATTACTGGTTGCCCATATGATTTTGCCTATTCTATCATTTCAAAAGAATTTAATGAAATGTATGAAGCAATAAATGAAATTTTTGTGGATGAAATTAATATAAAAATAAAAAAAGAGCAAATACACAAATTTGCTGTTGATTATATTAGTTATTTTGATATTGTCGAGTCAATTAATATTTATAATTTTTTAGAAGCCTATCATCTTAACCACTCTTTTTATGACTTAGCTGAGAGAGAATTTCAAGAACTATTAGGTGTAGCATAAATTAATCTACGAGCAAGACCTGAACCTCGTTAAAAGCTAGGCAGGAGGTTTTTTTATGGGATTATTAGATAATCTAAATAAAGTCGCTGATAAAGCTGCAAAAGTTGCATCTGATAAGATTTCAGATACTACTCGTAGAGTTGATAAAGCTGTATCTGGCGCTGATTCTGGAAATTTCTTACAAGGAATGTTGGGAAATGCATCAGCACAAAGCACAAAAACTGCCACAGCTAACTGGTCACACATGCTTGTTGAAAATGAGCAAATTATTTCATCTTATAAATTGATTCGTGATGAAATCATTGTAACCAACAACCGACTTCTTTTTATTGATGCTCAAGGTGTTACTGGGCAGAAAAAAGCTATCACACAAATTTTCTTAGATAGTATTGTTGATGTTCGTTATACTGCAGCTGGCTTTGGATTTGATGATACTAACATGTATGTCACTTATCTTTCTAACCCATACTACAAATCTCTAACAACAACTCTTTCAACTCATGAATTCTCTTTCCCTAAAAAACTTGATGTCTCAGATTTTTATAGATTTTTAGTTCAATTATCTATCGAAAATAGACAAAAAATTAATTCATAAAACAAAAAAAGCCCTCCAAGTTTTGGTAGAGGAGGAGGGCTTAATCACATTTGCAGTAAAACTCTCGGAAACGAGCGCTTTTACTGTACCTATTTTAACAAAAAAGAGGTATAAACACAATGAGTAAAAAGGTGGCTATTTACACCAGAGTATCAACAACGAACCAAGCAGAGGAAGGATACTCTATAGATGAACAAATAGATAAACTAAAGATGTACTGTGAGGCAATGGACTGGAAAGTTTCAGAAATATATACAGATGCCGGATTTTCTGGTTCAAAACTAACACGCCCCGCAATGGAAAAAATGATTACTGACATAGGCTTAAAAAAATTTGATACAGTGATTGTCTATAAACTAGACAGACTTTCAAGGAGTGTAAGAGATACTCTATATTTAGTTAAAGACGTCTTTACAAAAAATGAAATAGACTTTATTTCCTTAAGCGAAAGTATAGATACTTCCTCTGCTATGGGTAGTTTATTCTTAACAATTCTGTCAGCAATTAATGAGTTTGAACGTGAAAACATTAAAGAACGGATGACTATGGGAAAAATCGGACGAGCCAAGTCTGGTAAATCTATGATGTGGGCAAAGACAGCATTTGGGTATTCCCACAATCAGGAAACTGGAATATTGGAAATAAATCCTTTAGAAGCATCAATTGTAGAACAAATATTTAACGAATATCTAAAAGGAACTTCAATTACAAAGTTAAGGGATAAGCTTAATGAAGATGGACATATCGCAAAAGAACTACCTTGGTCTTATCGAACAATACGGCAAACTCTTGATAATCCCGTATATTGTGGCTATATAAAATATAAAAATAATACTTTTGAAGGATTGCATAAGCCCATTATTTCTCATGAAACTTATTTAAGTGTTCAAAAGGAACTAGAAGCCCGTCAGCAACAAACCTATGAAAAAAATAACAATCCAAGACCTTTTCAGGCAAAGTATCTGCTTTCTGGAATAGCTCGTTGCGGTTATTGTGGCGCTCCTTTGAGGATTGTTTTGGGCCATAGGAGAAAAGACGGAAGCCGTACTATGAAATACCAATGTGTTAATAGATTCCCCAGAAAAACTAAAGGAGTGACTACTTATAACGATAATAAGAAGTGTGATTCAGGAGCTTATGATATGCAATGGATTGAAGATATTGTTTTAAAAACACTAAACGGATTTCAAAAGAGCGACAATAAATTAAGAAAAATTTTAAATATAAAAGAAGAATCTAAAGTTGATACATCAGGATTTCAAAAACAGCTCAAAGCCATTAATAATAAAATTCAAAAAAACTCAGACCTATATCTAAATGATTTTATTACAATGGATGATTTAAAAAAGCGAACGGAAATGTTGCAAGGAGAGAAAAAATTAATTCAAGCAAGAATAAATGAAGTTGATAAGCCTTCTACTTCTGAAATATTTGACTTAGTTAAATCTGAACTTGGAGAAACTCCCATTAGCAAAATTTCTTATGAAGATAAAAAGAAAATCGTTAATAATCTTATATCAAAAGTTGATGTTACCGCTGATAATATAGATATCATATTTAAATTCCAACTCGCTTAA